TCCAGGACGATTAAGAGTACTACCAATACTCTCACATAAAAAGATGACTACCACATCAAACTTTTTATGTGCTCATTTTAGCATAGAACGGAGGAAATTTAAATGCCTATTTATGAGCGCCTACACAATGGAAAGAAGCAGTGGAGATTCCGCTGCTATTACACCGATTTTAATGGAGATCGTGTTCAAAGAAACTCTAAATGGTTTAACACTAAAAAAGAAGCAGTAGCTGCTGAATCTGCATTCATGCAGATCAAGGTTGTTGGAGACCAGGACGTATCCTTCTATGAAGTTACTTTAAAATGGTATGAATTTAAATCTAGAACATTGAAGCCATCTACGCTGGATACGAAAAGAGTGTATCTGAATATGTTATCTCCCTTCAATGATAAGAAGATGGCCAAGATTACATATCTTGATATCGATAACTTTTTTCGAATTGCCACAAATCAAATCTTATAAGTATTCGACCAAAAAGACGTTACTAACAAATCTTAGAAATATCTTTAGATTCGCGAAGAAACATTATGGTATAGTCAATGATCCATTTTTTAAGATGGCTCCTTTGACAAGGCCTGTTGCCACGGAGGCTAAGAAGCTTGAAATCGTGTCTAAAAGAGATTTTAAGACACTTTTTGACTATGCAGTAACATCTATAGAGAGGGAGCGTGGAAAGACACGGCATACGCAATTTGGACGATGTATATGACAGGCATGCGTGTATCTGAATGTTTATCTTTAACCTTTGAGGATTTTGATGGTAAATACATCCATATTCGTAGACAGTATATTCGTGGTAAGTGGCAGACACCTAAGACCAAGAATTCAATTCGTAAGATTGCAGTTGATGAAAAGACAAAATCGTTTATTTATGAATTGAAGAAATACTATTCTTCTTTTGATGAATTTGAAGAGACGTGGTTTATGTTTGGTGGATATAGACATATGGACCCAGAGATATTAAGACTAAGAAAAAACAAATTGTGTGCAGAAGCTGGAGTTCCTGAATTCAATATTCATGCGTTAAGACACTCACATGCTTCAAATCTTATTGAGGCAGGTGTAAATATGTACAAGATATCGAAACGCTTAGGACACTCTTCTATACGTACTACAATGGATATTTATGGCCATCTTATTGATACTGAAGAAGAAGAGATTTTAAATGCAATTTCAAATTTTTAAGTCATAAATAAGTCATAACTCTATACAAAAACAGAATCCCCCTTTATTTAAAGGGGAATTATTTTAGTTTGTAAATTTTTCGTAGAAAGATAATACGTTTATAACATTAATTTGTGCTTTAAATATAGGCGTAGGATTCATGAGAATAAATGATATTTAATGGAATTCATTCCTTTTAAGATGTAATCAAGATATAAACGATATCTTAATTTTTGAAGAGTTTCCCAAAGTTAAGTCCATCGGTATTTAATCCAAAAAAGGCATAAGAAAAGTATTGTTTATGCTTGCATATACGCTAGCCTTATGCTATAATATATATGTAAGGAGGAAAGGTTATGAATAAGAAATTTAAAAAATCCAAAATCGATTGGACGTCTCTAATCATACAATCAATCTTGGACTTAGCAGTTGGGTTAATCTTATTGATTATCGAGAAGCTTATATAGCTTCTCCCCTAACTCATTATAACTTATTCATCGTATATTATGCTAGTAAAATTAGGAATATTTTTTATCGCAATTGGAATTGCAAAATTCATTTATGCAATGTATCTAAAACACAAAGGAGAATAACATGAGACCACAAGACAAGTACAACAAAGAAAAAATGACAATTATTTCTGCTAGATTCAAAAATGATTTTGCCGAAGAATTTAAACAAGCTTGCAAAGCTTTAGGAGTATCTCAAGCGGATGTTATTAGAGACGCAATGAATCAAACAATTGAGAAAGCAAGCGCATTGGATGGACTAGATATGTTTAGTATCGATAAAATGAATCAAGACGAAGCTTATTTTAACCAATTCATCCAGGAACTAAAAGATTATGATGATTTTGGAAAATTCAAAGGATATTTTGGAAAAGCTTCAGATGTTGAAGATAGAATCTGTGAATTAAATACATCATGTGAAATCTATACTGAAGTTAATGGTTCATACGAATGTGCAAGTAATGATAAAGAAATTCATGATGAATTCGGTTCTGACGACAATCATAAAATCAACGGATATATTGCCATCGAAGTTGGATATGGAAAACATGTAAAAATGTATGGCGAATATTTCTGCGAAGATTGGGATGAAGATGATGGAGTTTATCAGAACTGCTCATTCGGAAATTACTACGGAATTGATTTAGATTAATGCATAAAAAAAGAAGGGCCACAATAAAATCGGCCCTTTTTTGCGTTATTTGAATAATTTAAAAATCTTTTCGACGATTTTCAACAACAATTCAATCAATTTATTGATTCCAGATACATTAATTTCGTCTTTTTTGACAGAATCTGAACTATTTTCATCACTTTTATCGTTTTTCGGTTCATCTTTTTCGGAATTTGAACCATTTTCGTCCTTTTTTTGCTCGTCACGTTTTGGATCGGACTTGTAGAAGCCAATGTCGTGGAAGATAACATTCTTGTCAATTGGGTTTGCACTGTACTGATGCATCACTCCAACACTCGACTGATCAGACTGGATTTCTCCGTTATTCGTTCCCCAATTTGCGACCCAAATTGGATAAGTTGTTTCTACGAATGTGCCTAGCCATGATGTGCTAGTGTACACACCAGTGTAGTAGCCTTGAGCACTCACGTAGTCACAGAACACCTTACAAGAGAAAGAACATCTTTCCTTCGTTAAGACACCGGCTTTCTTTTTATAAGCATCAGCGTCCTCCATATCAAACCAGATACCCATTTGAATATTTCTGTCTTTGACAAGGTTGCAGATATATTCTGCTTCTGCTCTAGCTTGATCGTCATTCAACGCATAGTCATAGCAGTACACACCATACGGAATCTTCAACTGTTCACACTTGTCTGCGAAGTATTCAAATTTCTTATCTGTATATTCTCCATACGATGCACGTATAATCACAAAGTCATATTGTGACAAGTCAATATCCGAACTGTTATGTTCTGAGATATCGACTCCATATCCTTTAACATTCTTAGTGTAATCGACTTTTTCTGTTGGTTGAGGTGTCGGTTTAACTTCATCCTTCTTTTCTTCTTCTGGTGCAGTAAGCTTTGCCCACATCTGAGATCTGTCATCTGTCGCAGATACCGCCACAAAGACTTTTCTATCACCATCTTTATACACTACATAGCGATGTCCGTTGCCTACATACTTCCAATAGTATCTGACTTTATCTCCACTGTTATATGTTTTGCATACATTGCCAGTTGGTGAGTCGTAACGTGCTCTAATACCATCTACAGTGAACGTAGCAACACCATCTTCTTGAGTCAGGCTAATTGTATCACTTGGCTTAAAATCATCTTCTATCGCACTGAAAGTGGCCCATAAATCTTTGCCTTGGATTTCTGAGTTTGATACCGCCATAAATTGAGTCTTATCTTTGCTTACAACCCATCTATGGCCATTCGCAACAACTTTATAATAGTACTCAAATTGGAATCCTTTGCCGACACGCTTCAATACATTTCCGGTCGGACTACCTTCACGAATTGCGACTGAATCGACAGTAAGTGTGGCCACTGCGTGTTCTGCAACTAGATTTGCAGCATTAAATACCGTAATGCCTGAACCGGCTGTTGGATTACTGTAGCCTTTAAAATGTAGCACACCACAAGATCCATTGTATGTTAGCGTTTGGATGCTTGCAGGGGCTTTGCTGTAAGCTTGATTCATTCCTAAGAATTGGCCGGTTCCGTTTCCATTGTCTTTGATCAACATAGCTACGTGGCCATAATAAACTCCTTCCCACCAACCATACACAGAATCCCAGATGAACCAGTCTCCAGGATGGCCAACTTGCTCAAAATTAAAGTATTGATCATATCCTAAAGCAATTCTGCGGTACCAGATTTCTCTAGCACCACCACTACCACCGATTGCTCTTCCTGGATTAGGATAACCAGCCTTCTTTAAAAACTCTTTGAAAAGAGTTACACACTGATTGTAGTATCCGCCTAGACCAGATGATTTGCCTAACCATTCTTTTTTAAAGTCATCTTTTGTGAAGTAGTTCATAATTAAATCTCTTCCTGATTGATTTTATTGTCAGCTACTTCTAAACCTTTGATTAGAATTTTCGGTACGTCATATCCTGCTTCAACGAAGTTTTCGACAATGGATCTTGCTTCGTTAACTGTCAAGGAAGCTAGCACAAACCAACCTAATAGTGTTGTGAGTGTTAGATTAACTCCAATCGTTTCACCGATTTCAATGAACCATGCCGAAATTGCAAAAGCGAATACAATCATTAACCAGTATCCTAGCTTTTTCAGAACTCCGGTCCATCCTTTGCTGCTATTAGTCTTATGATTGATATTTGACTTCATCCAACCTGTAAGCCAATCAATAACATTCAATAACAAAAAAATTGCAAATAAGAACCAATGCTCGCCGAAAATAAGTGTTAGTAATGCGATGATTGCACCACATACGTTATTGTAGTAACTAGTAAAAACTTTCATATATTTTTCTCCTCATTTTTCATATAAAAAAGGCTAGATATTCTAGCCTTTTTAATAATTTTCACCAGTAATTTCTTTATACTGATCAGCAGTAATGATTCCTTTTTCACAGAATTTTCTTACCTGTTTATTAGTATATAATTTTAAATCGTAAAATCTTTTGATTTTTTCAAACATAGATTAAGCCTCGCTTCCTTCTAGAAGTGTATCTGTCATTAGTGCTGTATACATGACCTGCGCTTCAATTTTATCCTGTGCCGTTGCTTGTTGTTCTGGATCTACAATTTTCGGCTTGTCTTCCTCTGCAACTTCAATAACTTTACCTTCCACATATTTGTAGTTATATCGACCGTATTTATCAACTAATCCTTTTTCTAGATATAAACCATGAGCATGAGCGTATTTGTCTCCTTGCCCTTTGTCAATTTCTGTCATTGTTTGAATTTCTTCTTGTGATAAAAAGATTTCTGAATTGATAGATGTGATATATCCATCTAACAATGATACATATACTTTATACTCGTTCCCCATAGTTCCTCCTAATAAATTTCTGCGTCCAATTGAACTTGACCACTGGTGTCTATTGCATAAGCAACATTGTTAGAATTCTTGCTTGCTAATGTCTGTGCTAATGCAGATGTAGGCGTTAATACTAACTCTTTATAGTTGTCTACTGTTACTGCCGTGATATCGGCTCTGTTAACCGTTATCATACTGCTTCCGATATAAATCCAACCTGTTAGGTTGATATCTTTAGGTGTTGGTTTACCTGTTCTCATAGAAGCGCATTCCGGAATGCCTAAATAAATCTTATTACTTGAAAAATATCCATATCTTAATCCGGTAATTACTCGGTTATACCACAAACATTTTACGTATTCTTCACTTCCATTTGGTTCTACATAATCCGTAGCCACTGAGCCTTCTTCTAGTTTCATATAGCTTAATTGAACTGAAGCGCCACTTGCGATTTCAATACCTACCCACGTTAAGCTTGAAGCACTAAATGTATATGTGTTTACTCCTTTTGAAATTGTTACACCAGTCTTGTAAGTGTTTCCGTCTTGCCATGCAAATTTAATTGTTCCTGTGACACTTGCAACATTTAATGTCACCGTGAATGTTCCTGTAGGTTTATGTTCTAAAGATTGTAAGAATGTTCCACCTACACTGTTAGGATTTGTAAGTACCAATGTACTAGCATTTAAAGTTACATTATTAACTCTCCATCTGTCGACTGAATACCCACTTGTGTAAGTATTTTTCCCTCTTATGTTGATTTTGAAATTCGGATTGATCAATAAGTTTGTGTTGCTAAATTTCGCCCCTAAATAATTTGCCAATTGCGTTAATGTACCTTTTTTTAATCCTGCGCCATTGTGTACAGGCAATATGCTTGTATCGGTAAAACTAGGCAATACATCTAATTCTGTTACTTGTTTCCCTGGCATTCTCTATTCCTCCTTGATTTTATATTTCCAATCTGTGCCGACCTCTCCGCTTGCTACTTCATAGGCCCAATCGGCTAGTATTGTATTTCCTTTTTCGTCCACTAAATCTTGCGTGCTTGTTGCGTTTAGATTTGTAGTAAAGTGATTACTCATCACCATTTGATTCAATGCATTGTGTGAATTGGTTACATACTTTATTCTATCGACAAACCACTGAATAGAAGCTTTGTCTTTGAATAGGAAAGCCATATACTAACTCCACATTGTGCTTAAATCTGATGTACTGATTGCAGTTAATTCTGAACTCTTAACATATCCCGATAAATCAATATCTGTATTACCAATCTTTTCAAACGTTTTGGATTCTGCAAGCCAAATATACTCATCATAAATATCTTGAGTTCCATGCGAATGTGCAACTAAATAGATAACGCCATTTGAGCCTGCAGCAGGTAATGAACTTACCTTTTCGTACTTAATAGATGTGATGTTTCCTACTTCCGAATTAATCAACGATTGTACTTGTGATTGCGTTTGATATCCTTTTCCTGTAATCATTGAATTAACCTGTGTAGCATTTTGAAAGCCACTGTCATTTGTTAATTGTGATACTTTTGTTGGTACTGAAATATCTACAGCTTTTGAGCTTGGCTCAACTTTTGTACCGTTAACCTTTACAGACTCAATTACGTTAACTTGAGCCCCACTTGCAATACCACTTAATTTGCTTTTTTCTGCATTTGTATAGTCATTTGTCGATAAGTCTTTACCACTTACCACATCAACTTTTCCACCTAATGCAGTTTTAATTTTACTAATTAATAGAGTTAATCCACTCTTATCTAAATATTCAATAGCCATTCTTTTTTCCTCCTTATAAACTATTCCATATTTCATCTAATTCATTTGTTGATACCGAAGTTACAGAACCTTCTGCCATAGCTCCAATATCTTCCGGAGTGTATACCGGTCTTGTTTCTGCTTTTGCCCACGTTGGAACTGTTGGGTCTATTTCTTCAACCTCTCCAATGATTTCGTTACCATTTAATTTAGGCTTGTTCTTTAGCTTGTTGTAATCGCTTGTACCTTCAACGAACTTCTCATCTAAACCTAAAGATAATGTTTCTTTATCTTCATTGATTTCAATTTGAAGCTTGTCTGATTCATCTTGTATATTCATTTGAATATCTTTCATTAGAATCATGTAATCACTTCCTTATTTAATACTCTATACACCTTTGTTGATTTAATTGGTGAAGCAATCGCAACTCCTTCACCTGTAATCATTCTTAATTGAATATTACACGTTCCTTCTTTAAAATTGAGTGTTTCTTCCTGACTCAACATTACAGAAATTACATTTTTTTCGATATTTAAGTCTTTCGATTCTTTTTTTAGAATATATCCATTCTGTTCAAATACAACGTAAATACTTTGCATTTCTCCAAGATTTATCTCGTTCAAAGTTATCTGAATGGTTGGTGTTGTGCCTTGTCTCATTATTTCACCTTGTATGTCCATTCTTCGCCTACAGTTCCAGAGTCAACTTCATATGCCCAATCCGCCAAGACTGCATTTTTGTTCTCATCAATCAAACCATTTTCTGAATCTGATAATAATTCTGTTTTAAAATGATTAGTCAGAATCATTTCCAGTATCTTCTGATCAGCTTCACGGATTGAAGCTCCTAATGTTTTCTTCACATTTCCTTCAAAATCAATTCTTGCATCAACTATCTCCGCATTGGCATTCAATGAGCTTTCCGTTGAAGATATAATTGCATCAATGCGTGAAGTTAATTCATTCGCTTTTTTTAATAGCGCTAGATATTGTCCACGCACTGCATTACCGGCGTTACTATATGTCACTCCATTGCCGCCTACACGAATATCAATTAATTCGTTCAGATTTGTCTGATTTCCATTAGTGGTTGTCAATAAATCCAATCTATGCATAATATTGTCATATTTCTGCTCAATATAAGCATCAACCAATTGTTGCCAACTGTATTCACTTGGATCCACTGCAGTTGTCCCGTTAGGCGCTCGTTTTACAATAAAAGCTAATTCGTTGGTCACTAACTGTTTATTGCCACGAATCAAATGGACTGCTAATTCAATCGGCCCGTTTTCCTCAAACGGTTTTCCTGGAATATAAAATCCATCTTCGTTAGATGGTAATACTTCCTCATACAGTTTTCCATGATTTAAATATCGAATATGTATTTGTGAAGTGTAGTCATCATATTTACTGCCATCGCTTTTCAAAATAACAGGAACATCGACAGAACCTTCACACGTTTCTAAACCTTTAACAGCCACAAGCTGTAAACCGTTTCTTAATAATTCCATAGATTCTCCTTCCTAAACATAATCAATGCCTACAACTATCCCGTTAATCAATGTTAGTTGTAGCTTTTTTTCTCCATCAGAACCATTTGCGTAACATTTTGGCCTAAAATAGCCTAAAGGAGCAATTCCGATAGCCAATAAATTAAAAGGTCCTCCGTTTGAGCCTCCACTACTTCCTTGGTTTTGCCCAAAATATTTGCCGTTATAGTACATCGCAACGTGACCATAGCCACCACCCGTATTGGTACCCCAGACTGCGATGTCTCCATTTTGCGGAGTAGATACGACATCACACGAATTAAGCATTCCATTTGAAGCACGTTGATTCCAAATATCCTTGGCACCACCACTTGCGGTACAATTCGCATATGGATAGCCTAACCACTTCATGTAGAATGCGTAGCCGTCCCAACACTGAGCGCCTGCGGCACCGTCTACGTCATGTGAGGTACCATTATAAGTGTCGACGAATTCTTTAAAAGGCTTAGCCATATTAATCAACCTCAGTCACTAGTCCCGCTTCAGTGGTGATTGATTTTTTCACAATATAAGTGCCTGTAAGGCCTTTTTTTCCATTTATTTTAAAAATACATCCATTGGTGCCGACTGTTATATTATTGTTCGAATCGCCATACAATATTGCCTGTCCGCTTGTTCCTTCTGTTTCTGCTCGAACATATCCAATACCTGTATTTAGCGCAAGTGTATCTCTTGCAATATTCGATATTAATATATGCCTAATTGTAATTTGAGCTGGTAAATTATTTCCATCTTTGTCAACCGCTCGAATATCTGACCACACTGAGCCGCTTGCAACTCCATCCTCTCGTGCATGCATATAGATTTCTGCACCGACATTTATATCCTTATCCGTATTTAGTGTTCCTTTAAACGTTCCGTTTTTCATTACAAGCTCACCGGTATCCATATTCAGATAAAAACTGCCGCTCTTATCTGAAAGAATACCTGTAATAATCGCATTCGCAATTAAACCTTTTGGGCCAAACGCATTACCCCACTTCCAATCCGTTCCATCTTCTGTTCTTGTATCAGAGAACTCCAAACCACCGGTTCCATAACAAGTTGCTCCATACGTTGGACTGTCCGGATCTAAGTCTTCCATCTTCATAGCTCTGTAATCCATCTTCTTTGCGATATTTCTTTGAGCATAAAGCGAAGCTTGAGTTGCATCAATAATTCCTTTTATCTTTTCCGCAATCAAACTCGATGTTTTCTTATCAATCACCTTTTGTGCTGCCTGGATAACACTATCCGCATTTTCAAAATACTTCGTTTCATAATCACCTAAAGTCATACTATCGTATTTTTTTAAGATGCAATCGTAATCACATTCGATTAATCTTGCCTTCGTTTCAATATTCAGTTTTCTATGTTTAATATGAACTGTATCACCGAAACCAATTGAAACAAGATTCTTAATATCTTTATAAGCGTCCAGTCTTGCCAAATCTACAATATCAACCTTATACGTGATATTAGGAACATCACAATTGGTCTCAGTAAAATAATCGGCTGCTCTTTTTCGCAACACTTTATATAAATCTTCCAATGTATCGCAGACTGTTATCCCATTCGATGCATCATCTTCCTGTGCATCTTCTTTTAGCTTTACATCATCAAACTGGATAAAGCTCCAATATACATCTGGATAATTATTGATATAAGGAGAATCAACACATTCCTCATTTGGCAATACATATCCATTGTAGGTTTGCGGATATATTCTTGTGATTAAATTTTCTGTGTTGACGATTTCCTGAACACTTTTCAAATTGTATCCGAATTCACACCTGGCGCCTTTGTCAGAACCAATTCTTTTGTTGATTTTGATTGTGTAATCATCATAAACAATTTCTCCACCCCATCTATTTATAAATGTATTGTCTGCATTTCCATTAATGGCCTGCAAACGATTCATTTTATTGAAATAGCACGTAGAAATATCTGTGATATCCGAAATCCCTTTAAAAGATGTACCACTTAAAATTGTATTTAACGCATCCTGGCCATTCATATTCACGCATCGAGTATCCCACAAAGGCGGTGTTGTCTTGACCATGTAAAAAAGCGGATACGCTGTTACCTGAACATCATAATCCGCTTTGTCTACATGACGAATAATAAACAATTGGTCTTTATTAAATAATGTTGGAACTTTTAAAACTGCCCCATCAATGATATTTTCTGAAATATCATCAATAGGATGTACTAATTTAACACACCATTCGCCGTTCAATACAACGTGCATAACGCAGCTAGATGGATGTAGAACATAATCACCGTTCTTTTCATAGCTTTTATTAAAAGGCTTATACAATTGGATCATAGTTCACACCTCCAGTTTGGAATCACTTCACACTTAAAATTGTCACTTACTGTAATTGAATTCGAACCTTCAATTAAATATAAAGATTCAAAATCCCCACTGACCTGAACATTCTGTAAATCTCCGCTTTCTCGATAAGCTACGCATCTATCGGTATCAATATAAATTGTTCCTGATGTATTAACTGTCATTTTATTACCATTAACATTCAGAGTGCATTGGCCTTCTCCATTGATGATATAAACAGGATGAGAAACCGCATAAGGATTTGTCTGCACCATTTTACAACTATATCTATCTTGGCCAATAAATAAATATCCATATGGATCACAGGTAAATGTGGCCACAAAAGCATTAATTTCTTTTGCGTTTTCTCTTGATATATCACCAAATTCAACTTTTTTGATTTTATAAAATATTTCTGAATCATCCATCATCATAAGTGTTTTAGATTTACGAATCATTCTTTTATAATCTCTAAAAGTTTTATTCAGGTATTCTATTTTTTCTTTGAAGTTGAAATTGATATCAAATGTAATATCGTCATAAGTGCCTAAATCTTCGAAATACTTTCCATCTCTTCCAGGAATATCATATTCTTTGTAGTTGCGCTTAGGAGTTACTATATCCGGTCGTCTGACCGGATATAGTTTTTCCCGAACGCAAGAAACATTGTCTAAATAAATATCAAATGAACTCATTTTACGCCTCACCCCTCATATAAGCATTAGACACACTTCTAGATCCAATAACTCTTTCCATAGATGAAGCAATATTACGACCATCCAATGTTGTAGTGTTGTATACAACAAACGTTGGATCGTACCGATAATTCGTGTTATCGGTAAACGAAGGATCCATTCCAATATCCATGATATCCTGTAAATCTTTGATTTGGTTTTCTACTCTGCTTTTATTTTTGTCGATTCCTGTAGCTAATAAATCCATAAAATCGGGCATCCACTCATCTGCATCAGCAAGTGGCCCTTCGTCTGGAACGGAAAAATGCAGGTTTTCCTTGATAAAATTTGTGATTCCATTAATCTTTCCTTTGACCCATCCAGTAAAGCCTTTCCAGATACCACTTGCAAAGTTTGACATCATGTCCAATCCCCATTGTAGGAATTGACCAGGTAGCGATTTTATCTCACCTGCAATATTTTTAACCAAATTAACTGCTGCATTCTTACCTTTTGAAGCAAAATCTTTTGCCCAATTGACAATTGCAGACAACATATTGCTGATCCAATTTTGGAAGTTATTTAAACCATTCGCAAAATTCTCACCGAGATTCTGAAAGAAGTCATTGATTTTCTGTTTTACATTATTAAAACCATCCGTCCATGATTTTTTAAAGCCTTCCCACAGTTCAGATACCTTATTGCATACGGCCTCCCAAGTTTCCGTCAAGAAATTAAGTACCTCATCCCAGTTTTGAATAACTAATATAATTGCCATGATAGCCGCAATAATCGCAACAATTATCGCAATCACCGGAGCTGCGGCGGTCATTAAAGCTGCAACTCCACCTGCTGACCATCCACATGCTGCGCCAACTGCCAGTATTAAAGGAGCAATTGTAGTCAAAACTGCAATAATCCCAATAAAGATTGCAATCATTTGTTGAGCTGGTTCAGGAAGTTCACTAAATATCTGAATAATTGTAGTCAATGCTTTTGTAAATTCAGTAAACACAGGCATTACTGCCTTTGAAAAATCGGCCATCGCCTCATTGTAATCATCTTGAGCCTTATTTGACTCAACTAATTCCTTGTTATTTTTATTCCATGCATCTGCTGATTTCATTAAGCCTTGATTTGCCATTTCATCCAACACTAACTGTGCACGTTCTGAATTATCTGAACATTGTTCTAATTTTTCATTGAATTCATCTTCGGATGTTCCAGCCCAATTCAACATATCAGCAAAATTACCGGTAACTGTGCCTGTCTTGATTGTCTCGTTGATTGATTCAGCCAAACCATCAATTGGAATCGAATCACCATACCTGGCCCAGGCACCAATTGCACCCTTAGTGATTTGCGTTAACTGACTTTGCTCCAAACCAATTGCCTGCAAGTTAGCTGTAGTTGTAGCTGCAGATTGAGTATCACCTAACACTCCAATAAGCTGTTTATAGGTTTGCTTAGTCTCATCCGTAGTGTAATTTAAGTGAGAAGAAGAAACTTCTAAAGAGCCCATGATTTTTAAATATTCTTTTGATTCTTCGACTGCTCCTTTAATACTTTCGACCATACCAGACGCGAATTCAGATACTTGCTCAGCAACCTCTTGCATCTTAAAACTGTCTTTAAAGTCTTCCATTTCTGACTTGGTCTTATTGAGTTTATCTCCAGTTTTCTGCGAGCTGTCTCCGATTTTTTCAATTTGAGTTGATGCTTCACCTGCATTCTTTGATAACTCGTCCAATTTAGCATCATTATCTGATATTTCAGACGATAATTTATTGGCATAAGCTGTTGTCTCATTAAATGCAGTCTTCAATTTAGAAATCGTTGATTCCGTATTCGCATAAGCTTTTTCTGCTTTCTGAACCTGGCTTGAATTCTCACCGTATTCATTCGTCAATTGTTGAATTTCTTTAGCTTGTGCATCAAGATAATCCGTTTGTTTTTTTATCTGATCCGATAAAAGTTTCATTTTATCTGACTGCTCATCATATTGTTTCTTCAACACTTTATTTTTTGCAGTCAATGACTCCATGCTGTCCGCTTGAGCATCAAATTCACTTGATACAGCTTTTAATTCAGACCCATACTCTTTTAAATTTTGATTAATTTTAGAAATGGATTGATTAAATTCAGATTCACCTTTAATCGAGATCTTTGGCCCAATATCATATCCAGCCATATCATCACCTCAAATCTACATTAATATATTCTGGCTCAATATATTCGTCGGCATATCCATCTAGAATGACCGAAGCATCCGTTAGATCAGCTAAATAGCCTAACGGCATCACTAGAAACTCATTAGACGGAATACCAATCTTATAGGCTTTTACCATTAAGTATTTGCTTGAATCACCTTGAAGCTTTTTTTCTTCTTTTTTTTTGAAGAATTTAAAGGCTTAGCCTGGATTTTTCTTTCTTTTGATTTGGAAATACATTTCTTAATTTTTGCAACAATCGCCTTCAATTCTTCTGGATCAGACGGAATCAAGTACCCAATTTTATCTTTTGGAATTGGTTCTAACAATCCATCATCATTCATCGGCGCTCTGTCATACTTTTGTCGCATGATATTCATAAACGCACATCCTGAATCAATCATCAGATAAAGCATGCTGATCATCATGTTTGCAGCTTCTGCTACATCCTGACCTTCTTCAATCTTTTTAGCAGCTTGCGCAAAGTTTCCCATTTGTGAAACACAAGCTAAAGAAAAAGACATTGGATATCTATATTCTCCAATGTCTATAAATTGAATATTCATTTCCATAAGTCACCTTATGCAACAATATTTGCCTTTTGTTTCAAGTACGCAACTGCTTTTTCTTCATTTGGTAAATCTGCATAACATTGCCATGCATGGTCACCTGCTTCATCACGCATTACGGATCCCGTGATTTCAGATAACTGCCAATCGACTGTATCTTCTTTAGTCTTTGCAGATCCACCTGGAATATTAAATTTAACACGATTGAACCAAATTGCACGATAAAATTCTTCATTGTTGTTTTGATGCAATTCAATAAGTCCACATCCAACCTCAATTGATTTCGTGTTATCATCAAATACATATTCAGTCACAGATTCCTTGCCAACTGTAATTTCATTCTCTTTAATACTCAATAAAAGCTTAGATGTAGCAGGCATCAATTCACCAGTTGTGATTGTCAAAGTTCCTTCCTTGAACTCCCCACCTTCTGTTTCTGCGATTTGATTATCTAAATATAAATTATTATTGTCTGTAGTCGTAATATCAAGACTATACTCACTCATCTTTTCAGGAATTGTACCTTCTGCATAAGACGTAGTACCGCCTGAATGACTATATTTCGCAATAATTAATTTTGATAAACCTTTCTTTGCCATTATTTGTTCATCTCCTTTTCGAATAATTCATTCATTTTACTGTCCATTGTTTCGACACTCTTTTTTCTGTATTTTCGAACTGCGCGACCTACAAAATCATTTTTAGGACGAAAAGACGTTCCTCTCAAGATTGATCTAGCAATCAATGGTATTGGAACACCTCTTGAATACTTTTTAGTTTTATGACTTGAATATCCGGCAAAACCAACTTTGACATTGATGTCATCTCCCTTGCTTTCCATATCTGAAATACCAAGCCCTTTCTGAAGAGCTTTTTTCTCATAGTCCATAGGCCCTTGGCTTGCATGATTGGATGTATGCAACGATTGTATTTCACTGCGAATACCATCTACAACCACCCCGGCACCTTCATACAGTGACATCTTCATGATTGGAACTACATCATCTTTTTCAAGCTTCTGCAGTTTATCAAGATATTCATCGAAATCATTAAATTCAATTTTGGCCATCAATACTCCCAATCGAATGAATAATGAATGTAATTTGAATTTGTTTCGTAATCAACACTAATCAAATTAAATGACACTGTATTTTTATGAAACAAATCAATAACTTCATCCACTAAATCATCGAACTCGACTTTTGTATAAATATCCAACGAACCTTTTATAACGATTTCATCATGCTGATTGTCCAAAAATAAAGAATCAGATTCTCCTTCTTCTTGCCAAACTATATATCTATCGCCTTTATCTCCTGTTGCATCATAATGGTAAATTTCATTAGTGCTTGTATACTGCAGTAATTCTGCAAACTCTTTAAGCTTCGAATTCAAACTTTTCATTTAAATGCATCAATGTAAGCTTAGTAATTTGTATACCATTATCATCAAATGTATGTTGAATCTGTGAAATCTGATACTGTGTACCATCTTCCAAAACAACAACATCGTTATATGTAATCGAACGGTCTCTGTAAATAGATACAGATTCATCCAGTCTATCCTGTGCTTTTTTAGCTTCATAAAACTTTGTAACACCAATTACTTCATAAGAAAAATAATAAGAAGATTTAAGGCGTAACTTAGATACAGGCATAAAGCCTTTATCCTGCACTAATACACGCTCATAAATCTTCAGAATTCCATCATCAAATGTCATTATCTTCCTTTTTGTGACCAAAGGATATTGTTCAATTCATATCTAAGAGATTTAGGCATAGCTAGTGGGCTATCTTTATTAGCTCTTTTTCTGAATAAGAATGCTGCGTAGTCAATCTTCGCCATATAATAATCAAAGGAATCATCATCGACGATCCCTTCTCTTGTCATAAGGGAAGCAGCTTGCTTCAACAACACTTTTAAATATTCATCGTTGGCATTTGTTTGAGGCATTTGGAGATTCTGCTTCAGGACAGTTAGTTCAGTATCTTCTCCAAAATCCATTGTTTATTACCCTTTTGTGACTTTTACAGTATAAACAAGTTTTGACATACCATTCTTAACGGTAACAACTAAATTCTTAGTTCCTTCTAATGTTAATTCCTGACCATTATTGTATTTCTTTCCACCGTACATAATAGTCACTGATGCTCCTTCTTGAGCTGGAACTGCATTAACAACGGCATTTGCTGCAGTTGCGCTTACTTCATATTCGTAAGTGTTTGCATTGAATGCTAATGTTTCTGAACCAAGAGTCAATGATGATAACGTTGCATCGTTCGCATCATCTGCACGGAATGTTGCTGATGTCACTGGTGCTTTACCATTGATTGTCATCACACCGAATCCTTCATCGATTGCAGGTTTTCCATCGTAACGAGCAACTCCACGGAATACTGTCTGGTTATCTAAGAATTTAACGTGTTCTGACTGATCAATCTTAGCTCCGGCACGTTCGCCTAAAGTGTATAAATCAAAGTGTCCGAAAATAATATTGTCGTCTGCAATAAAGTTAAGTTCAACGATTTCACCACCAACAATAGGCATTGTATTCTGCATTCCGGCAACAATAGCACCGTTCATGTCTGCATCCAATGATTCTGCCATCAATAATTTATGAGTCTTTTCATTCATTACCCATGTTAATCCAGCAGATGAATAATCATTGATTACGCATGTTGATTTTTTAATGATATCTTTAAATAATTCTTTTCCAGTAAGGCTAGTACTGCCTTTTAAAATATTTGTAACATGCAAATCTTTCCATGCTCTTGCCGTTGAAGGATAATCGTTTGGACGTGCTTCCTGTGCTAATCGAGTTACGATACCTAATGGCATTTTAACTCCGTGTCCAAATACGATAGCTTTATCCAAGGCTTTACCAATTGCTTTACCAATCGCGTTAATAATTTCTGTAGCTAAATCTTCATCACTGTCTTCCAATACTGCATTGCATACTGCGAAGAATCCGGCTACTGTGTATCCATCCATCTCAATGTTGTTGAATTTCAAATCCATTTCATTCAATGATCCACACATTTCAGTCCAAATACCTTCTGGAATATCTCCCATGATATTTTGACGAGACGTTCCACTTACACTTTGTAAATTAACTTTTGAAATCAATTTAGAATTTTCTTCTACTGTTTGACGAATCAATGGCAACATAACTTGTGGAATTGTTAATCCAACGTTTTCAATTGCACGATGCTCTTTAATGCATGTTCTTACATTCGATAAAAATTTTTCTACGTTTTCATCTTTGAAGAAACGATCACGCTCTTCGATTGGCATATTGAAGAATTTATTTCTTACAGTCATTTTCTGTTGTCCTCCTCTATTTTCTTCTTGCTTAGGTTCATCTGTTGGCTGTTGAGACTCTGCTTCTTCAATCTCTTTTTCGATTTCGGCAATTGTCTCCTCCAACTCTTTCTTTTCGTCTTCGTACTCTTGTTTTTCTTCTTCTAATTTTGCTACTTCTTCTTCAACAGCTTGTTGTTCTTCTTCTGTTGAATCATCACGCAATTCAGAAATAGCAGTTTCTAATTCTTTTGTACGCTTTTCAAATTCAGCTTCTTTTTTTCTTAACTTCTCTAGATTCTTTTTTTGCGTATCTAATTTTTTACGCAACATTAAAACTTTCAACATGCTTATTCTCCCTTCAATTTCTTCAGCATTTCTTTTTTTCTCTGTTCTAATTTTCTGGAACGGATTGTGTTAAATTCCTTTTTACGCGCAGATACCTGTGTATCTTCGTATGCGGGAAAAGTAACTACAGATACTTCATACAAATTCACGGATTTAATCGTCCAATGAACTCCGCTTCCATTTTCTGAATATTCTTCTGAAGTAATATCAAAGCCAAAACTGCATTGATCCACATCACCACGCTGCACACGAGCATATAGATTCATTGCATCCTGGTCTGATTCATTGATTTCAACTTCACCCCATAAACCTTTGTCATCAACTCTTAAAGTTAATGTTCCTGATTTGGTGCGACCTAAAACCAAACGTGTATCATGGTCAATCAAACAACGGATATCACTATCCAGTGCCCCATCAAACGCATGTGGATCTACACTTTCAGTAGCTCCATCCCATAACTGATAATTGGAATTGAACACCGCAAAGTACCCATTGATATACTTTTTCCCATCTGCATCTCTAGTTTTGAATTTAGATAAAGAACTTCTCATCTGATATTTTTTATCCATTATTCTCACCACCTTTTTCCAATTTCTTTTGGTCTCCTATCATTCCTTGTGGAATATAGTTTTCAAGTATGATCAATTCATCTAATCCATCCATCGGAGAATATCCTAGTGAATCTCTGACTTCATTGCCTGTCACGATTCCTCGTGTATACAAATCACATCCCACCGTCGAGAGTGTCTGTATGTCATAAGCATAAAGCGACCTATAATTGAACCTAAAATACCATTCAGGCTTGATAAGTAAACTTCGTGTAAGTGCCTGTTGGATGCACTCACAAATTCCTTTAATTCTTGTGTTGATCCAGTTGTTCCATTCATCCTTATTGAATTCTCCTGCACCTAGTACGAATGTTGGAACATCTAAAATGGAAGCAACTGTCTTCTTGTCCATTTCTACCGAATCTTTGATGGCCAAATCATTCAATGATAACGGCTTTACTGTAACCACATCAAAACCATCTGCAGGAATTAGCCAAGGCTCTCCTGTCTGATTCGATTTAATATATTTATCCAACAGCTTTTGTCTTCCGTCTGAATTAGAAAACTCATCAACCATTCCATCAACTTTAACAATCAATGATGGTTGCCATTTTGATTCCATAAAACCTTTCTTTGTAGCACTTGCTTGATCTAAAGTTTCGGCCACACTTCGCAAAGATTTACGGTATCCCACACCTTTCCACGGATAGTTTGGATCCGGATTAATCACAATATGAATCAAATCTTCCGGTAAATATTCTTTCCCGTTATAAAGAATGGAATAACCAAAATCACCATTTGGAACGAAAGAAACACTTCCAGGATTCAAAGGATAAATACCTTCAATCAAACCGGATACTGTTCTTGGATACAGAACACAGTTCCCATCGCCTTCCAATAACAACGAACGAACAATAGAAGACATCCATGTCATTCTTGTCATGTATTTGTTTGGATGGATATCGACTAAGTTGGATAACGCATTACTAATCCTTTGATCACCATTCTTAGAATTCTCCATTAAATGGATTGTCATACTTCCAATTAGATTGGCAATCTTATTAACTGCGCTAATAATTTCAGGATTCTGTGATAACGGTGTATAACCGGCTGACAATAAAGATTCCCAATTTACTGGCATTACAGCTGCATAATTCGACCTTTTCTGTGGATCCGGTCTAATATTCTTCTTTTTGTTTCTCCTTGACAAAATAAGCCTCCTAATCTAAGAACATCGAAGCAGACGAATTCTTTTCTTCTGCAATCAATAATTGTTTACAAGCAATAACTGAACAATCGAATAAATCTATACGTTGGTTTGGCATTACTTTTTGGAAACGCACAAAATCATCGCTATCTTCTGTAGCTTTGACATTTCCAACGCAATACTCATACGCAAGATTGTGCACGTAATAAAATTCTTGAAGGTTGAACTTCTTTTCGATTTCTCGGAAAGCTTCCGTTTTTTCAACGTACAACTGTTTCTGATCACGAATTTTAAAACCGGCTTTTTTCATTTTTAAAATAAATTCACGTGAATACCTTCTGTCGTATCCAATCCATCGAATTCTAAAGCCTCTGTCTCGAACTTTTATGAACCATTGAATTACATCTTCATATTCAATAACGTTCGAGTTACAACATGTTAGCCATCCTTCTTCCTCCCACCAGAATACCGGGATGTTATCTTCATCCGATTTCTGATATGCCGTACTTCGTGGAATAAACGCATGGCTAATGCAAATATCCACTCCTTTATATCGGCCATAAATACAAACTCCGGTTAAATCGTGCAGTTTGGATAAATCCGCACCACCATACCATTTGATAGGAAGTTTGGCCAACTCATCAATCGTCCAATTATACTTGGCATCGGATGTCTTCACGACATTCATATCAAAATATGTATCAATTTGGTTTGTAAAAACATTCAATGACTTTGCAAAAAAATCTTTTCTTTGTTGAGGGTCGTTCTGCGCCTGGATCGCATCGTTCATTAAATCTTCGGCACGAACAGATTGGCCAATACCAGGATTGGCCATCGCCTGAACATCTGGATTCATGTAATCCAAAAACTTTGCGCCTTCCTCATTTTCCGTTAGATCGGCTTCGCAAATAAAAACGAAGTATTGCTCATCGTCTACTTCGCCATCTAGAATCTTTTTACAATATCGAACTCTTTGCGCTAAAAAACTGTTTGGATCATCTCCTGCAGTTGAAATACCAATAATCAATTTATTTGCGTAAGCTTTCATAGCTTCTTTAAACAAATTGTATTGTTTCGGCTTTTTAAATGCGTGAACCTCATCTGCAATCGCAAAGTTACAGTTAAATGAATCTTGCGCATCTGGATTTGTGGCCAACGCGTTTAATTCAAACATTCCATCAGACATTTCTGCTTTTATAGAATGTTCGTTGTTGTTGTCGATAATATGAAACAATCCACCATCCTCATCAGATTCACCCATGTTTCTTACGTTGTATTTCAAAAAATTGAATGTTTCCAATGTTTGCTTTAAGGCTGCAGCCACAACATAAATCTTTGATCCGGACTTTCGATAAAGTAATCCAACCGCATACGCTAATGCTGCGGAAAATGATGTTTTAACATTTTTTCTAGGAATAAATATTAAAGCCTCATGATATTTCTTTATCTTCGTTCCTTTTCGATAGATTCCAAACAGGTTGTAGATAATAAATTTATGAAAAGGCATCAAAATAAAAGGAGTACCTCGTAAAGGTTCTCCTTCTTGTGTTTCGCCTTGCATGTGGCAAATTGTTTTTTGAATGATTGAGATAATGAAATCTGCATCCTTTGGATTGAACTCATATCTTTCGTCTTCTAAATCTTTATAAAATCTATCAATTGCTTTTATACGATAAATATTGGCTTTGATTTTTCCACTCTTACAATCGTCGCAATATTTTTGTACTTCTGAAAAATACTTTCCATTATACACTACTTAACACCTGCGCCAATCTACTTTGTTTTGCGGATTCAAGTCCGTTTGATTTAATCGCTTTTAATCCTTTTGGAGTTAATCCTAAAGTTGTTTCGATTGTAAGAAGATTCTTTTGAAGAGCTTCGATGGCCAAATATTCTGCAGTCTTACGAATATTCTCGTTTCCGGATTTATTTTTAAAAGTCTCTGTCACTTTGCACCCCTCTTCGAACCACTTTTGATACAACAAATCGTACTGAAATCGCATCTCCGCATACCTATGAATTGTAACATCGAACTCTTTCTTGTAAGTTCCGATTTCTTGCATATATAAAACTGTTTCTTTAAAAATTCGATTCGTTTTTCTGCTGACAGTTGCTCTGTTCATTTTGGCCATCACCCCCTTTTTTCAAAAATTGCTCAGAGTTGGAAAGATGGATACTCCCCCAGGGAACCAATTTTCATGTCAAAAAAAATTTAGGTGGGGGGATCTCTTTCAGAGCAATCTTTTTGAGGCTATCTCATCCAAATCCACACCCAACTCTTTGGCCACATCACGTTTATCATAAGCTCCAATCAAATAGAGCAAATAGATTCGTATCAGCCTACATAGTTCATCATTAGATTGCATAATCTTTTTTCTTCTTTCTCCAATCAACTCCTGGAATCGTATGTCTTTTCAATTCTTCACCAAGCTCAGTCAATGCACCAGTACTTCTGTTCTCCAACTTATTGTGCTCGCCTACGCTTACACTAATTAGATTCCAGTCGCAGAACCGATATTCCGGATATTCATCTGCTGGATAGATGTGATGCACAACTTCTGCTTCTACTCTTCTGCCATATCGCTTTGAGATCTGACAAAGATATCCATCTTTTCTAAGAATTGATTCTCTTTTCTTTTTCCATCTCTTAGTCTTATAATCCATGCTTTTTACCTCGTGAAGACAGTCTAGCAAGGAAACTGCCTACACCAAATAAAAAAAAGCACATGTGCGTGCTTTCGTGTGTAAAAGATTCAACACTTGGCTTTGTCAAATTTTTACGGTACTAATATATCACGGAAAACCGGTAGACAATGTAGACTCTTTTAAATAATGCTCTTGATAACTGCGTGAATGTGCTTCATCAAACCGCTGCGACTGAATCCATATTTGTCTGCCACATCATATTGTGACATACGGAAAAAATATAAATCATACATGATATTCATATCTGTGTAGCCAAGTAGTTCAAACGCTTTGCATTCGTTGATTCTCTTTTGATAATAAGCAATTTCACGCTCACGCTCTTCAATCGTTTCTAACAAAGCCAATTTAGAAGTAAATGTTCTTTGATATGTAGGCATTGGATAATTAGATTTCATTTGTTCTTTCGATAATTCATCGTGATCATGACTCAATCCTAACTTCTTGTGATTCAACACTTCCAGTTCCTGATTTAATTCTATGATCCTATGACAACAGTAATCTAGAGCTTTAAAATCTCCAATGAACTGTGCCACTGTTTTCAATGTTTCATTCATGTGATACCTTCTCAACTTCAGTGCTACGACTCCAAGGAGTTCCAGAAGAATATTTGCTATCAACCTTTTTATGCAGATTGAAGTTTGTTTGTCTTAATCCACAATTTTCTCGTTCCAACTTGGAATACTCAGATTTAATATAATCCAACTGTTTGATAGCAGCTTCTCGCATTCCACCTCTTTCATATGTCATTACGTCAATTAATTCTTTTAAACAATCGAACGCATCACTTGCGATTTTATTATGTAATACAACTTTTTCCATTCTTTTCTCCTAATACAATGAAAATAATAAACAAACAAATTTAACAATACTTGAGATAATCCATACAGTTCCGCCTACAATGGCCGTAAACATCCATATGTATAAAACCCCAAACAGAATAATAAATACTAATCTCCAATTAATCTTCATATGCTGCGCTCATCGCTTTTTTTAACTCCATGTATTTACACATATACCAATCAGATTTTTCCATGTCCTCTTTACCATTTTTATTCAATGCTCTATATCTGTATTTCCAAACATTGCACAAACAAAAATTTGCGACTACTGACATTCCAAATACTGCAACCATTTCATCGATGCATTCATATGATCCACTCTCATAATGTTCTGGATGATTGACTGCGTCTTTTTCTTTTACCATTGTGGATATCCTCCTTCACTGTATGACATTTCTCTTTCCTGGTTAACATCATTATTTTGTGTTTCTTCTTTCTTGTCTAAAAATTGTAAACTTTCAACCATCACATCGCACGTGTAGATTGTTTCACCATTGTTATTTGTAAATTTTCCTGTCTGCAATCTTCCATCAATTCCAATCAAAGAGCCTTTCTTCAGATACTGGTACATCAGGTCTGCTGTTTTGTTCCAGGCAACACAACTAATAAAATCTGCATCCGGTTGTCCTTGTGACTTCACTTTTCTACTAACTGCCAAAGTAAACTTACAGATACTTGCTCCATTTGGTGTTTTTCTAATCTCAGGATTCTTGGTCAATCTTCCTACTAAAATAACTCTGTTTATCACTCTTTCTCCTCCTTTTTTCTTTGTCAAATAACCTTAAATTATTTTCCAAAATCAATTCTGCACTGAGAGCCCTAGAATAAAGGCTCTCTGCACGTTTTTTTTGAATTAAAAACTTTTTGTGTTTTTTAATGCTAATTTTGTCCGTGAAACATTCCGCTTTTTTATTAATGAACCTAGTGCAGAAAACACTGCATCTGCATTGTCGATAAATTGCATTGCTTCACACTTAATTTCTTCAGACGCGTTTGATGATTTATATTCCAAAGCGCCAAGCGCCACAAATTTTATTTGATCCTCATCTAAACAAAATATAGCTCCATCATCGAACTGGACATCATAAAGTGTAGGTTTTACATAGTTGCCTTTACTTATAACGCACGTATGGATTACTTTACCAATCTGGCCAATGTATTCTTTTTTGAGCTTTCCTGTGCTACTTACCAATTTATGCTCATATCCATCAGTTAAGCTTAATAGTTTTACTTTTGTATACATTTAAAATTCATCCTTTTTTAACACCTCAACCTCTAAATTTTCATATTCTTCTTTTATTAAATCTGCATAATCCTCGTAATATTCACAATCGCCATCCATAGACCTAACGTAATAATACGTAATTCCAGTAACTTTTTTATCTCGTTTTAATTCCCAATACAAATCAAATAAACCACCACCGTAATTATCTATTTCTTCTGACAAATCATCTTCACAATAAATTAAATTCTTGTATTTGTACCTTTTACTCATTTTCTATCTCCTAATTTACTTATTGCTAAATATTCAACATCTTGTTGGCCTTCCCACCAATCATCTAGCCAACAAACTCTTCCATCACATTCGCATCCCCACGATGCAGCTTCTACGGAATATTGCCATTCTTGTTTAAACACATCAGTGTTATATCTATATCTTAGATAAACAAGGAAGCTTGAATCCTCACTTTTTTCTATGTAGTCATTCAATTCATCTTCTGTCATTCCTTTTTTTAACGGAACAAATCTAATTGCAGGAGCTTTGATTTCAGATAGCTTTTCTTCCTCTGTGAATCTATCTACGAGTTCTTTCAATGTATCCAATTGCTTTTTGTAATTATCATTCGCGATTAATGCTTCTCTTTGTTTGTGCTCATCCCCTGGATGAATAAAATCAAACAAATAAAACGAATTCAAATTATGCAATGCATATTGATATTTATTCATGATTCTCATTCTCGTCAGTAGATTTAAACTTATGAATCCAACTTTGCAAATATTCGACTTGATCTTGTACAATATCAATAATTTTTTCTTCCACTTCAACTTTAGCCTCTTCAATCGTTTCAGCATCCAAAGAATCAACAAAACTTCCATATACATCTTCAAGTCTATAGGAAACCCATAATGAACTATCGTCTATATCTGTAAGTATAACTGCGATAATCTCATCTTCATAAAATCTTATAAAATGAAGATTATAAACCTTTTCTATTTCGTCATATTCCCAATATTTGTCTTCATTACTATAATTTTTAGACATTACTTTGTCCTCCTATTTATATTTCATGCTTTCCAACATGTTCTTCTTAGCTTTGTTTGTCGTTCTAGTATACAAAGATGTTGTCTGGATTGAATTGTGGCCAAGAATGTCCATCAAGTCCGTAACCTGTCCACCAGCATCCAAATAGTTAATCGCAAACATATGTCTGAACGCATGAGGATGGATCTTATCCAGGCTTATACCCCTACACTTTCCTGCAATCTTCTTCAACTGGTAGTATATCTGCTTATAGGTTAAAAAAAAGATTTTTCCTGACTTTATCTTTTCCGCTCTACAATACTTCAATATCTCTCGCTTTAAGTCATTTCTCAGAATTACATCACGAATCTTACCTTTGTTTTTGACCGTAATATAATTCGCTTTTACATTCTCAACAGTAAAATAACTTAACTCGCTCACGCGTATACCTGTGTATGCGAATATCTTCATGATCAGATAAATATCCATTCGATTACATTGTTTGGCCATTCTACACATTCGCTTAAAATCAGATGGTTCAATCACATCATCAAGCGAAGCTGCCTGTTGAATCTTTATATTTTTCAAAGTCATTTTAGAATGATGAGTGCGCAACAATTCGTCTGGATCCAAATCCTTTTCGACCAATTCGCAATACTTTATAAACCTATTTGCGATAGTGATATAGTTCTTTACTGTGGCCGGAGCATACTCTTCTTCTAATTTTCTTTTGAAGCCGATAACATCCAATTTACATATATCATCGACATCAAAAGAATTTACAAACAGTTCAACAACCTGTCGATAATGAACCAATGAATTTTTTGATTTTTCATTCTCGGTTTCGAATGCGATAAAATCATCAACTTTGCTAACTAGAAACTCTTTATTCATGGCTTAGCCTTGAAGAAATATCCTGGTAGTTCTTGAAGACTCATCGTCTACAATCTCAACAATTTGTCTTTTGCCAAAGTAATTCTTGGCTTTGCTTAAACATGGAAATCTATGAATTCCATTCACTGAAAACATAATTTCCTGATAATCTTTCACAACACTGATTTCCACGGGTCTAAATGTTGTATTCTTTAAATCTCTTAAAATCATGATATCAACTCCTTATTTATCTTAAATTTATCCGCCCATTCCCTGACAAAGCTAAATGCATCATCTGGAGGGACTGCATTATGATTTGCTCTAAATTGTCGAATAACCTTATGCTTGAGTTCCAACGTATACAAAGGAACATCCGGTTTATTGCTTAAACGAACAAACATGATTTCCGTATGTCCTTTTGATACATCTGTAGCATACGTTCTAACGCAATGGTTCAAAGCCTCCGATTCTTTCTTCAGTTCATCATTACTCTTGACAGGACGAATCAAAAACTTTCCGTCTGAGTAACTCAACTTAACATGCTTTTCATAGTTCTCAAGAATCCCCTGTTCAAACCTGGCATCTTCTGTAGCACGCATAGATTTGTAGGCTGCATCGTGTGCTTCCACTAAATTCGAAGGCGTGAGTACTTTATAAGACTTCATATCCGCTCCAATCGTTTCCGCAAACTTTAAATAGTCTTCATAGAGATTTATATTCCAATCATCTATCTTCGATGCGTACTCCAATACTCGTGGACACATATACTTACGTATATGCTTGAAATTCAACTTTCTGATTTTCAACAACTCTTTTTCGTTTGCCCATGAATATTTCCTGCATAACATCAAATGTGTGTAATCCATCTTTGGAAGAAGCGGAACGAACTTACGATCAACCTTGAATATCTTATCCAGGCTCTTTTGGCTTAGATCAAGAACCCGAAGACTTGAAATGAACTGACTCAAATCTGCCTTCACTAAATATTCGATTTTAGGTTCTTTTCGATATGCGCATGCATAATCAAAAAAATCTAATCCTGATTGATTCAATTCAGACTGATATTGGCAATACGGAATATTCAGCAGCTTGATCCAGTCTTCAACTGAGTACATCCTCAACGGATAGAAATTCAATTTGCTGTCACTGATCCAAAACTTCAAAGGATAATCGAAATCAACTCTTTTACCAAACATTCCGCAATACAGATTGCCAACCAGAAACTTCTTTTCGCCTTCTATGTATCGAGCTACTTCCTGGATTTTCAATTCTACTGAATGATTGGGATTTTTGAACAATTGAAATCCAAATATTCGTTTTAATAGCTTTCCGTAATATATTTCTAGCGTTTCAACAAAATAAGTTCGGCTATAAGCCTCTTTTGCAAGCCATAAATCCATTTTTGAAAAAATAAACTCTTCAATGCCTTTTGGCCATGAAAGCTTTCTTGTCTTCAACTTTTCTAAAACAGACTTTCCTGCTTCCATTCTGATTCTTCTTTCTTAGGCTTTTTCTTTTGATCAACACTCTTTTTAACGATTGCCTTTGCAGATTCAAGATTCAAACGTGAAGGCTGTTCTTCATCACCACCAACGTCTTCTTCATCGTAGTAATGAACGGCCAAGCCAAACACTTCTTCATCACTGATAATTGCACAGTTTTTCACTGCCTTCTTTTTAGCTTCAGAAACAATGTAATTCCACATTCCGTCGACAGACTTCTTAGGATTATCCAACTTCGAAACCATGTCATTGCGTGACATCAAATATTCACAGATTATTTTCAATCCTTGATTCTGCTTGATTGCCTTATATTCATCTTCAAATTTAGACATACAAACCTCCTAGTACGTTTTCACGGGTACAAGTACACTCATCAGTTTTAAAACATCACACGAACCACGAACAATCAATGGCTTTTCAACTCCTGGAGTCGTAATCTGAACTTTTTCAGAATTAATAACATCAAGTGCATCCCTTAAATACTTTCCATTCAAGTTGAATTCGATTGGATCTGACATTAATTCAACTGTTTCAAACTCTTCAAACGTTTCTCCAATCATCTCAGATTTTGAATCGATATGAGATTCTTCTGCGCCAAACGATAAATGTACAATTTGTTTCCCGTCAGATTTCACAAAATCACAACGTTTGATGGCTTCTAATAATTCATTCTTATCCATCTCAACGTGATACAAACAAGATTTTGGAATGATTCTAGAAACATCCGGGTATGTTCCATTTAAAAGTTGTGACTGGTACATCATATCGTTTGTTTTAAATTGAATTTTTTTCTCGTCATAGAAAACAGAAACCTCATCATTGAATGTTTTCAAAAATTCCACACAAGCCTGTCTAGGGATTGTAATACTGGTATCCTTGCAATCCATATCAATAAATGCATATCGGTTCATTCGATACGAATCAGAACCAACAATTGTAACCTGGCCATTATCCACACTTAAATTTACTCCTGTTAATACAGGACGTCGCTGAGCTTCTTTTCCGTTACTTGCAACACATACAAGAGCTTTTTCAAAAGCAATACGCAGCGTTTCCATTGGACAGTTCAGTCTATTTTCAGGTGTCTCTAAATCAATCCCTGGATACTCAGATACGTCTGTGCAAGTAAGTTTGAATCTAGCTTTCCCACACTTGATGTGCATTAAATTATCCGTGCAATCAACATCAATTGATTGACCAGATACTTTTCGAATGATTTCACTAAAGTATTTAGCATCCACTAAACACTGGCCACTTTCTTCAATACCAGTATCCATTGGCAATGTCTGCTGCATTGAAGCAGTTCCATTGGATCCAGTAACCACAATTGACTTTTCTTCAGTCACGATTTTTAGATTTGCTAACGCAGGTAAAGGTGATAGTTTGTCAATTACCTTCGACACATTGTTCACTGCATTTAGCAATGTCTTTGTTTCTATATTGAATTTCATTTTATTTTTCCTTTCATGATAATATATTTTTGAGGAGGTGATAAAATGGATGATTTAACTAATGAACAAAAGCTATTATTAACAGCAATGTATAGAGATTATCTAGAACTCTCCAAAAAAGTCGGCCCTGAGAAAGCAAATCGTTTTGGAGATTCTGATGAAATCAACTATAAATACTTCATTGATAGATCAAATGACTATGTTTCTACACTATGCTGGACATTAAAACGTAAAGGTTATATTGACTGTTATAGCGGAGATGACAAAGCTAACGGAATTTCAATTACCGATGATACAATCATCTACTTTGAAAACAAATTCAAAAATAATGTTTCTAAAGTATTGGATTCTATTAATGAATTGCTGAATTTTGTTCCATTGTTTAAGTAGTTATTTATTAACTACTTTTCTTTTACTATTTCACCAAGCTCCATCAACTTTAGTTCCTCTGAACTGTAAGCTTTAAAAAACGATTTTGTTGGCTTAACTAGAATCCAATCCTTTGCAAGTATGTCGTCGGACATTGGATTCCAAAATCTTAAATATTCATTCCGTTCTGGAAGATAAACCGCGATTTTGTAAATGGTTACGTTTGTTGGATAAAGATAACAACCTGTCCTATGCTCGTAGCTGCCTTTTCTTACGAATCCCATTTTTCTTTTTTTAGCTAATTTAATTGCTTTAACAATATTCATTCACGACACCTCACTCATTAAGATATTCATCAAACTTATTTCCAAACAAAATGCTTGGCTTTAAATATGATTTCATCACTGGATCAGCCTCCCATGCATCACATTTCTTTTCAATGACGCATTTGAAATCCGCCAGGCTATATCCAGCATTCAATTTTTCCTGAATCAACTTTCTAGTTAATTTGGCATCAGGAGAAAATTCTTTCTCCGTTTCAATATTCAGGATTTCAATGATTGTTCTAATAATTTGGTTTGTTTCTCGTTCTTCATCAGAAGAACAATATAAATTATTATTATTCTTATCATTCTTTATATTCTTTACATTATTGTTTGTTGTTGTCCGTTTGTTGTCCGTTTGTTGCTCGTTTGTTTTCTGCATGTTGTCCTCGTGTTGTTCGTTTGTTGTTTGCTTGTTGTCAACGTTGACAAAACATTGATAATCATCGTATTTTGTAACGATTATGAGCGTGTTTTGGTTTGTTGAGATTTTCTTAATCTCACCTGTTTTTTGTAGATTTTTTAATGCTCTTTTTATTTGCTCGACGCTCAGTTTTGTTTCAGCACTTAAACTCGCAAAACTTGTAATACACGAACCCCTTTCTATTTTCTTTCCCTGCCAATTGCGATCAGAATGATTTACTTTTAAAAGCAGATGAATAAATAATCTGCATGTTGGAATGTCGTCATACCACTCCCAATCCACAATTTGACGGAACAATTTAATATAACCCTGTTCCATAGGCGTTACTCCTGAGCTATTGGAAATCCATTGAAGTCCTTGATTTTCACAAGCTTATAGCTTAAGCTCTCTCTTTTAACATTCAATAAATTAGCCAACTCATTAGAGCTCAGAGTTTTAATTATTTCTGAATAGTCTTTACTGACTAAATAATATGTTTCCTCTCTGGTGCTCATATTTTCTCCTTGCTAGTTCTATCTCGAATCCTGCAACCTAGATACCACAATCCGCGTAAACATTGTTTTAAAAGAGAATAAGTTACAGAAACAATCCATTAACTTTTTTTGACGTGCTAGAGCAAAAATACATTATGTTGAAAGCGAGTGCGGATCACGTCGATTTGTGGTGATACCCAGGTTGCAGAACCCGAGAAAATAATTTATAATTTAGTTGTTAATTTTGATATGGCCACTTTCCTTTGAAGTGGTCTTTTTTATGCTCTGCATGACTTACGCAGTTTGATTAGGTTATCCAAATAAGGCTGCAAGCCTAGAACATTGATTACTTTAGTTGTTGGCCATCCAAAACAATTGGATTCAACACCAAGCTTATTCAACTCTGTTTTAACAGTTGCACTGCAACATCCAATAATCTCTGCCAAGTCTCCTTGCGTGATATATGCATACTTTGTAAGCTTCTGGATCTTATCCTCAACTTCTGCATCGTATTCCTGACGAGATACAGTTCTGATATTCTTCATAGAGTCTCCTTTCTAGATTCCAATAGAGCGGATTGTTGTACATACAAATGCAGTACCAATCACACATCCAATCACTAATACAATGCTTGCAAACAACATCCAGTTAGCAAAACATTGTTTTCTTCTTACTGCCTTCTCTCTTTTGTCAAGCTCTGCATAACGATGCATCATTCTTGTGTACTCTGTAGCATGTCCATTATTTGCGAATGGAGACAATTCAAGTTCTTTTTCTTTAGCTTTAGTTTTTGTGGTAGCCATACTTTTTTATCCTTTCTGTGGTAGTTATTGGTAGTACTTAATCTGTAGTATTTAAATTATGGTTGCATTTAATTCAACTTTTCATTCAAAAAAATATCGTCTCTTTCAGACTTTGTTAATTTTAACGTTCGACTTAAACCAACTATTTCTGTAGCAGTGAAATCACTAACTCCATTTAAACGATTGTACAATGTTTCACGTAAAATACCTGATTTTTTAGCGATTGAGCTAAATGTCATTCCGCTGTTATTAATTTTTTCCTTTAAAGCTTTAATATCGGCCATTTCAATCATCCTTTCTTGGTTGAATTTAGTTCAACCATCTACAGTATATTCAAATGTTGAATACGTATCAACCTTTTTAACAAAAATGTTGAATTATTTTACAACTTAGATATAAATATGATATTCTAAATATAGTTAATGAATAAGCGGAGGCTAGAACATGTTACAAATTTATTCAAATATAAAAACGAGGAGAAAACAATTAGGGTATACACAAACAGAATTAGCAAAAAAATTAGGTTATGCAGATAAAAGCATGATAGCAAAAATAGAAAAAGGGCAAGTAGATTTATCACAATCGAAGATCATGGCTTTCGCAAAAGCGTTAGATACCACCGCCAGTGCACTTATGGGAGATGATGGAATTATTGCTGACAATGAGATACTAGAAATAAAAGTTTCTCCACACGAACGCAAACACCTAGACATTTACAGGTCGCTGGATGACAAAGGCCAGCACACAGTGGATACAGTCACACAAATGGAATACGAAAGAGTTAAGAAGGATAATAAGTAATTTAGGTATGTAATTATATCTGGATTTGATTATAAAATGGAGTTGACAAACGACATATTGTTTGACAACCAAAATATAATTTAGTAAAATGAGGACAAGGATAGCGGTAGAGAATTCTAAGTGAACCTACTCGCGCAAGAAAGTCTCTCATTTTGAG